CCCGAGGGGAGTTCCTTTGCCGCTTGCGCGGTGAAGCACGAGGCTTCTAGCAGGCGTTTCACAACGTCCCTGCAGGAAAATTCCAAGCTATCAAGGGGTTGTTCCCCTGACTAACCTAGTTGTTAGTTCCGGTTTACCGGTCAGATAGACAGATGACTCCAACAGGGTTTACCTGCTAGGAGGCCAAATGCCAACCCGCGTACGCACCAAACCCCAGATGGAATTGATTCCACTGGCGTCGGAAACAACGATAAACAACAAAGGAGTTGTTACTATCGTCTACGGGCCCGGTTCGAGTAGCTATTCTGCAACCGAAGAAATGGTTGATGTAGTTACTGAGGACTACTTCGAACGGAGACGTTCGGGGGAAATTCTCCCTGTAAATCCAATGGTACACACTAAGTTACATGTGTCCAGAGGCGATGGTGCCCCACTCGGGGATACCTGGAGCACTGCCTATTTCTATTTGGGTAAACCCTATAGTCAGCGCATTTACGGGAACGTATCGGCTTTCTGGTGTGATGGGTCCGGGTACAGTAAGCTTTCGGCTTATGGACCAGGAAACTTCGCTACAAGCGACTACCCAGAGGCACCCTCACTTGCCTACATGCTGCAGGAAGCGAGAGCAAAGGCACACGGCAATGCCGTGGACCTCACGACGATGTTAGCCGAACTTGACAAGTCGGTTGACCTGGTTCGGAACACGCATACGAGAGCCCTACAGAGGGCGAGGCGTGTAATAGACGCGGCGGTGAAGCTCCGTAAGGGGGATTTGGATCCTCAATGGAGACGATTAAACACGGTAAGCAAGGTTGCTGACCTGTTAAATATCGCATCGCAACTCTGGCTGGAATACCGCTTTGGATGGCGGTTGCTCGTGAAAGACATCGAGTCGATCAAGGAGCTATATGATCACGTTGGGCATAGTTTCGACATAGCCTATGAACGTGGTACATTCCAACTAGAACTCGAGGGGCCTAAGGGTATCGTCCGCCATAAGGCGAATTGTACTTCCTTTAGTGGTGGCCAGTCAACCGGAACTATCTGGGGCTACTACGATTACGATGAATATCGCGTAATCCGCCGCTCGATCCGCGTAGGTGCCATGGTGAAATATCGAGGTGATCGACCGTTTTTCGGCGACCCTTTGGTTACAGCATGGGAACTCGTCCCACTCAGTTGGGTGGCAGACATGTTCGTCAACGTTGGCTCAGCCTTGAGGGCTTGGTCACCGATGATCATCGGAGAACCCGTCCATCAATGGATGACGGATGACGTGCAATACCTCCACGGACGCGAACTCACCCCACGTGGCTTTTATGGCACTTGGCCAAACACGTATGGTTGGGTGGGCGCGAACCCGGTGCTCACTGCCGAAGTCGGTAGTGCCACCAAGAGCCGGTCAGCTGTTAATATGCAGTTGCCGAATATATCCTTCAACCCTGGCATTCCAAAGATCGCTAAACTAGCCGATCTAGCCGCTGTTGTCGGACAATTCGGGAACCGTGTTGTACAGATGGCCACCAAATCAGTGAAAACGGACCTACAATGGTTCCGCTAACCAGGAGTTAACCTGATGTCTTATTTGATGCCTGTTGGGATGGTGTACGACGGTTCGAATTCCGTCGACTCCGTCACCTTCGTTCACGCGGATCATACCGCAGCCGAGCCACATTTCACGATCATCGATCGGAAGGCTCCTGTGACGAAGGGCGCGACCACCTCGTTTGCCCAGTACCGGTGCCGCACTTTTCGCGGCTTGATCGACCCGGTGTCGGGCGCGTTGAAGAAGTCGGTTGTGGAGACCACCATGCGGTGGCCCTCATTCGCCGACGTCTCGGACATCTCCGAAGATGTGGAGACCAACGCTAACATCACTGGAGACGCTGACTTCCAAGCCAGTGTCGAGGCATTCCTGCTTCCCCGGGCGGCAGCCGTAGCCTAGGCTAATGGTTATCGCACCGTGGATCGCAGTTTGGGTCTGTATACATTTTGGACCCAGCCTCTCGGAAAGTCCCGTAGGTTTGACCTACTGCTTTCCTGATCCTTCTAGTAACCCCTTACGGAGTACTGATGATGAAAAACGAGCAAAGGAACCCCAAGAGCCGGAATGGCCAGCGGGGAGCCTGTACGCGCGAGCTTCCGGCTAAGGCACGAGGCCTTAGTTCGGGAGTCACCGTGGACATGGTCGAATTAATGGACCGGTGTCTAGATGACGTCGCGATGTATCTACCGGAGGTAGACGTGTATAAGGCAAAGTATCGCCTGCGCGCGTTTCCGGAGTACTTCCGTGATTTCGTCAACGGACGCACCCTCGAAGCTGAAACTTGCCTTGCGCAAGGAGGGTTCGAAGCTTATGCAGCATGGAGACAAGTACAGTCACTGGTTAAGAAAAACAGTGACTGGTTTGCGTGCTCTCCCAAGGAAAGGGAGGACAAGGCGATCGCGAAGTTCCTAGCAGCCGAGGAGGCTTGCGGGGAAACGAACCTTCGACTGAAAGCCGCGCGCAAAACACCTGAGGCATACGGAATGCCGGTCAAGGTACTAAACCTTGCGAAAACGAAAGTACGTGATGTACTAGGTGTCTTGTCCGAGTCTATCTACCTGGACTGTCTGCAGAATGCTGACTATGGTCCTGGGTCGCCGTACCTCGCCGATTGTCGGTGGGAGGACAGCCGGAGCATCTACTATAAAATGTCCGGTGATCAAACGGTAACCCGAAACGCCCTGACTCACATGAGGTTGGCGCTAGAGCTAAATGATGGATGGAAGGAACTCCTCCTGAAACTCAATGCCCATTACCAGATTGTGGATGAAGGCAAGGTCGCCTCGGTGGAGAAGAACGCCGAGGTTAATCGCGTTATAGAGGGACAGCCATCTATGAACGTTTACCTGCAAAAAGGAGCAGGGAACGTGATGGCCAAGTTAATCCGACGGATCGGTATTGACCTCTCTACCCAAGCACGGAATCATCGAGCAGCCAAGAAGGGCTCACTCAACGGGGAAACCGCGACCGTCGATATGACATCGGCGTCGGATCTGAACGCATGTGCGTTGATCGAATGGTTGTTCCCTCCAGACTGGTATCAGTTCCTAGACGACTTAACCGTCCGATGGGGCCTGATGCCGGATGGTCGCGTTATCCGCCACGAGATGTTTTCATCGATGGGGAATGCGACCACATTCGCAATTGAATGTCTGGTCTTTTACTCGATAGCTTGGGCCAGCGCTAAAATAGCTGGTGAGGATGCTAGGTCCATCAGAGTCTACGGCGACGATTTGATCGTGCCCATTGGCTCGTTAGGCCTAGTGTTTGAGACGCTCCGATTTGCGGGCCACGTTCCGAACGTCGAGAAGACGCACGTGTGGGGCCCCTTTCGAGAGTCGTGTGGGAGAGACTATGTCCACGGAGTGGATGTACGTCCTGTGTATCTAGACCATGTGCCGTCAACGGACATGGAGGTGATGTCGCTTTACAACCGACTGACCTTGATGGCAATGATGCCGTTATCTAGAACGACCGAGTACTTGAGGAATCTGGCAAGGGACCTTCGTGGTCCGCCAGACCTGGGAGCATCGGTAGATTCTGCGATGGACGCCTTGATTGGCAGCCAAGAACGCAGTAAATCCGGTCGCCCTACAGGGTCAGCACAGATGCGTGTCTTAGCCTTGGCTATTGATTCGTACTATGTTGTCGATCCTCCCCCGCCTAGCGGGTATTGTTCGTCTTACCAGTCTCAATACTGGACCTTTCGGGGTTATACCTCGAGGGCGGTGCCATTGGATGGTGCTGATGACGACGATGTTAAGTGGTGTGCCGTATTATATGGTGCACGGCTACTCGGTTCTGCGGAAAAGGTCGTTACTGGAAATGACGAACCTGTCCGTAGGCTCTCTCACCGAGGACCGCTTCAGCTGGATAAGCTGAAAGTCCCCTCCCAGCAATCGAAGACTTTTGTACCGGAGAAGTATGTATTCCGGTGGTCTTCGGTCGACCTGGTTCGAACCTCCCTCTGGGCTTGGCGACTCAAGTAGAGTACGTCCACCCATGGAGAAGGCCTAGGATCCAGATGAACGTTCGTCTGGAGGGCTAATCCCCTTAAACACCTAGCTTCAACGCCAATCGTCCG